GATGAACTTGTCTTGCAGGTCGACCTTCTGGCCTTCCCACCAGTGACGGGAGGAATGGCCGAAGACCTTCGTTTTCTTCGCAAGCTGGTTCCACTGCTGAGCGTCGAGAACCGGGTCGAATACTTTGACGCCTCCGAAGGCGCCGCCCCCGATCGCCGCGTTTACCTGTTCGGCTGCCGCTTTCGATTGGTTGGCCGCAACTCCCTCGAGCGTCTCTTGATTCTTTTTTGCGATCTCGGCGTAATGAGCGGCGATCGTTTTGTCGGCTGCTGCTTTGACGGTGGCGATCTTTTGCTGCTTCTCGATCGAGCCCTTGTTTTTCTCGAGAACTCCTACCAGATCGCCCGACAGCCCCTCGAGAAGGGCAATGACGGCCTTCACCTCGCCCGCTTCGAGCCGGGCCAGATTGATCGACTGGATCGTCGCAAATTCAGCCGCCTTATCTGAAGAGTTGTCTGCCATCTGTCAGGGATTAGCTTTCTTCCTCGTCGTCGTCGTCCAGATTCTGAGTCTTGACGGCCGGCGTCATGATCGGCCGCTGCTGAATCGCTGTCATCTCGGCCTCTCGGTCGTGACCTTCCGGGATCATCTCGCCTTTCTGCAAATTGTAGAAGAAGACGTCGTGACTGATCGAGTTCGACTGCAGCGCCGCCGTGAGGGCCGACAGCTTCTGAGGCGGCATTTCGGCCGTTGTAAAGTCGTGATTCAAGACCAGCGAGGCGGCGACGTCCCGGTGTTTCTCTTCTGTGCCTTTCCACCAAAAGAGCCATTGCAAAACCTCGCTGATAGTCGCGCTTTGATGGGTCGCGATCCTAACGAGGGCTGCCGTCTCGCTCGACGCTCGCAGCTGCACGGTTTCGAAGGCCTCGGCCTCGCCGCCCGGGCTGTCGAAGAGCAGCCGAGCCCCCAAGACGGCCATTTGGCGCTCGGTGTTGGTGATGTCGCCCGAGAGAGCGCCGAGGCTCTCCCCGCTCAGCTCGAGAAATCCGACGCGGGCGGCCGGGTCGCTGATCGTCCAGCATTTCGTCGTCCCGAGGTAGAGATCATCGCCGTCGTCGCCAGATACGCCGGTCGCGTATGGCGTCGGCTGGCCGGCGATATGAAGCGCGTTCTTCATGTCGGCCGTCAGCTGGTAATGCGAGACATTCAGTTGTGCGATGTCGTAAAGCGTGATCTGGCCGACCTCGGGCCCAAGGTGATTCGCGTTATGGAAGACGAAAGGGATCGTCGTCAGCGGCTCACCCCTTCGGGTCATGATCGTGTCGGGGATCGTCTGCTTGAAGCTCCCCTCGCTCTTCCCGTCGACCTCTTCCCAGACGTCGAAATGCACCTTCTGATCCACCTCGTCGATCCAATAGCGCCGAATGATCTTCATGTCGCTGGTCACGAAGTTCGAGAGCCGGTAGCTCTCCTCTCGCAGGCAGACGAAGCAAAGCTTCTCTTTCGCCCCCGTGCGGTCGATCGACCAGTTGAGAACGTCTCTCTCGCAGTAGTGAGCCAGATAGGGCCGGTTTTCTTCTTCCGACCAGTCGATGAACGTACCCGAGCGGCCTGTCGTGACCGCTTTGTCTACAACCATATTGACGAAGTCGGCAAGGGTGTCTCCCCTCATGGTGACATTCCCGAGCAGTCGCTCGTTTTCGGCCGATCCTTCGCCGCCCGGAATCTCGAGCGCGGGCCGCTTCCTGACCAGCATTCCGGCCAGCGCTTCGGCGGTTCGGCCCGTGGCCCCGAAGAAGACGGCCCGCTTCAAATAGGCGTCATATTCTTCCTGATCCTGATCTCTCAACTTGGGCAGCCGAAGCTCACCCGTTTCTTTGATTCTCTTGCCTCCCTCGCAGCAATCGCGCACCATCTCCCAAGCGATAATGTTCTGCGTGTATTGCGGGTGATAGGTTTCCGGGCTGTCCTTCAGTTCGTCGCTTGCCATAGCACGCCCTGACTAGCACGTCGAGAGGTCTTGCCAAAGTAAAAGAGAGCAGGCCTCGAAAAAGACCTGCTCTCTGTGATTTCCGCCGGGCTGCCGGCCGATCAGGCTTCGGGCTCGAACGTGTCCGGCTGGTCGACCGGGATCGTCGCGTGTCTGTCATCAGGCCAGCCGCCCCGCCTCACCTTCACCGTCCCGATCCCTCTCGAGTCATCGATGAAGAAAACCTTGCCGCCCTGCTCTACCCTGACGCATGGCAGCCGATCGCCTCGCTGGCTGGCGCACCACCACGTTTTCGCCGGGGCCCGGCCGACGATGACCGTTCCCCGTTGGGCTCTTGCTGGCTGCCCGTTCCATCGGGCATTTTCAATGGCGCTCATGATCAAAAGGGGATGTCGTCGTCTTCGAGGTATTGGGCCGGCTGCTGCTGATTGCTCGGCTGCGGTTGGTGATTGTCTCGGCGGCCAGCTCCCGACGATGGCTGGCTGCTGGCTCGTTCACGAGGCGGGCCCGGATTGTCGGGTCGCGCTCCAAACTGAATATTCATTCCGACGATCTTCAGCTTCGACCGCTTCTTGCCCGTCTCCCGGTCTTCCCACTGATCGAGGTCGAGCTTTCCTTCGACGAAAGCCTGACTGCCTTTGACTAGATACTTGGCAGCCAGCTCGGCCGTTCGGCCCCAAAGCGTCACGTCGACGAAGACGGCCTTGTCGACATACTCCTCATTCACCTTTCGCTTCTCGTTCATGGCCATACCGATCTCGCAGACTGTGGTCCCTTTGGCCGTGTACTTCATCTCGGGCTCGCGTGTCAGGCGTCCCGCTATCATCACTTTGTTTACATTCACTTGTTTTTTGTGTTCTTGGTTTTCTCTTCAGGAGATTTGTTTTTCGAGCTGCTCGGGCTCGTAATATCCACACCATTGCTCGCAGAAGCTGACCTTCCAGAGCCCGTCTTTGAAGCTCTCGCAGAGCCCTTCCTTTCCCCGGGTCAGCGCCTTCTTGTCGATGACGACGACCGGGTCGCCATTCTGAAGCGCTGGCTCGACGACGCGGAATCGTATCAGGAAAAGCGTCTCCGACTCTCCCGGCTCGATCTCCCGGGAAAACCAGTCCTCGAGCTGTCCTCGATCCTCGAAGCCTTCAGTCTGCCAGAGCGGCTGGCCGTCAATCGTCTCCCGGGAGAAGATGACCGGCCCGCCGTCGGGCTCGTGGCTGACGCGGATCTCGAGAAGCTCTTCGACCTCGATCTCGGCGACGTCCAGATGCTTCGATCGGTAAGGCTTCCCCTCCCAGCGGTAAAGCATGATAGGGCAATCTAATGGCCAAGGCTGCTTTCTGATCGTCGTGAATTTCCAGCCGTTCAAAACGGCTCTTTCGAATCTTTTGTCGATTGCTCTCTTGATCATAGGAATGAAGGAATAGTGACGACCGACCGCTCGGCTGGAATATGAAGCCCGCTCTTGTAAGTCCGGCTTTCGCCTCGCTTCTCGAGTGTAAACGCTCTCTTGCAGGATGGACACTGGAAAGTTCCATTTGGCAGCTCTCCCGTGATTTCCGTTTTCGTGAAGTCGAAGTAGTCGGCCTCGTGATCACACTTGCCGCATCTCATATTACAGAAGCTCATTCGTCGCCCCCTTTCGACTCGATCCTCGCGTCGGCCGTCTGACCGTCGAGAAGCAGGCGCTGCGGTTCCTTCCGTAGGTGCCGCCAAGTCAGCTCTGAGAATTCTGGCGACGGATCGGTCACGGCCGACACGCTCCCGGCCGGGCTGATTAGGTGAAGCGTGTCTCGCTTCTGAAGAGACAACGGCGGCTGTTCGATCTTCTCGGGCAGCCAGTCGCCCCACGCTTCGAAGTGAAACGGGATTCCGTAGAGCCCCGCCTCGCTGCTGAGCTGCTGGATCCAGTCAGGATGCAGAGGGCTGCTTTCCGGGCCCGTGCTACCGGCCACGACGAGCAGGTCGACAGCGCCTGACCACTCGGCCGGAATGGTGATCGGGCCCAGTAGCGGCTTCATGAGAACGAAGCGCTGATTGCTCTCTATTTCCGACCTTAGCGTCTCGAATCGCTTCGTCTGATCCTGAAGTTCGATAGTGACGCCGAGGAAGACGTTCGCGGGCGGATCGCCGGCCAGCCAGTCGGTGATCCAGTCGACCAGCTCGAGCCTTCCCATGTCGCCAGCCATCAGCGAGGCTTCCCAGAGGAGAAGACGAACCTGATCGGGCCGCTTCGTCGAGATCAGGAAATCGACTCCCGTGCAGGCCATCATCGTCTCTAGAGCGAGCATTCGCTGCTCTGTTGGCGTCTCCGGATCCCAGAAGTCGCCGAGCTGCATCACGTGCAGCTGCGGGCGAACCGGTCGCGACATGAGGCCCGTGTTTTCCATCTCCTTTGCTTTCCAGATCTTCCGCTCTCCCGTCTTCAGGTTGAGCCGGAAGCGTCGAGCGAATGCGGCCCGGTTCATCGAGTTGGCCAGAGCGAAGCCAGATTTCAGAGCGGATCGCGGGGATCCTTCGCCCCAGTGCGCGCCGTCGCGGTGTCTCTCGTCCCGGGCCGCGCCTTTGCAATGCTCGCAGCCCGGGCTTATTTTTGTGCAGCCTTCCCAAAAGTTGGCCGTTCCATCGTTCCAGTGTTTTTTCATCGTTTCTTTTTTTGTCATAGATTTTTTGTTTGTCGGTAAAGCTGCCAGCTTCCCGTCTTGGGATCGACCGCTTCGAACCGACGGCAGATCTGGCACCGACGGCCGCCGACCTTCCGATCGCCGCTGGCCGCCAGCTCCCACTCGTGCGCGCAAGGCTTCTTGTCCTCGATCGCCTCGAAGGCGGGGCAGGTCTCGCCGTCGGTCTTCCATACCTTGTAACGCTCCGGATCGCTGACCAGCACGCTGTCGGGCATGGCCGGCAGCTTCGGGATCGGGCAACGGCAGTCGCCGACCTCGAAGCCGTCGGCAAAGCTGGAGAAGCGGCAGTCGCCGCAAGATTTCGCTTTCATGATTAGATGCAGTGAGGATGACCGTTTTCGAACGCTTCCAACGTTCGGTCTCGTGTTGTTCGCTCTGACTCGAAGCTTGGGCTCTTGATTTCCCACCAGACCGGGCCCTCGGCCCAGCGATACATTTCCTCGAGAATGGCCTCGACCTTGATCACGCTCGCGTCGGCCACCGTTTTCTCGCCGTAGCTCTCGACTCCGTCACAGTCGCGGCCGCCGCTAATGATGGCGACGCGGCCGCCCTCGGCCTTCTCCTGAAGCAGCTCAGCGAATTCAAGCCGTCTCTGCAGGCGGTCGGTCGATTGCTCGCCTTTGCTCTGGATCCTTGCCACGATTCGGCCGATCGCCTCTTCCCCAAGGATCGGTTTGCCATCGCTCCCGGTGGCGATCATTCCCTTTCTGATCCATCGGGGCTTGATGAATTTGCGAAGTCGTGTCGGGGCGGTCTTGCTTTGAAAAGCGTTCATTTCTTTGTTCATCGTGCCGCCACCTGATCAGACGGCCCGGGATCGGTCAAGATCTTTTTGTAAACTTTCGGTGCTTTTTTGATTTCCAAAAAGCACCGATTCGCGACAAGCCCCCGGTCACGCGCCCTTCGTTTTGATCCTCTTCACGCCCTGCCCGATCGCCTGCAGGCCGTAGGTGAGGCCATCATAGGCGTGATCTTCGTCGTCGGTGTCGACGTCTTCCGGATTATTCTCGTCGCGGCCGATCGTCGGGATCGTCCTGATCGTGTTGGCCGCGAAGCCATCGAAGAATCGGAGTTTCGGCAGCCCGGCCGGGTCGAGCGGATTAGGCGCGAGCATCCGGTGAAGGTTCTGAGCCCGAGCGACTCGGCTTCCGGGCCACTTCTTGACTGGCTTCAGATTGACGCCGAGCTGCTGAAGCTGCCGTCCCCGGCTGATCTGCCCCTGCCCTTGATCGGCGAAGGCTCCGCTGTCCATCAGGCCGGTGATCGGGCTCTCGTTCCGGCGGGTCGGGTCGCCGAGCCGGTAGCCCGCCCGCTCGATCGAATAGTGGATCTCTAGCGTCTGCTCGGCCATGCTGTCGGGAAGCATGCCTTTCTTGTAGAGTTCGCGTATCGCGTAAATTGTCTTTGTCCTCGGGTCTTGAGTGAGCCAGATGAGCGCCGACGGGGCGGCGAAGCCATCGTCGGCCCCTATCCAGATTTTCCAGTCCTGCGGGATCGGGAAGGGCTGGCAGACGTGCAGTTCTCGCTTCCACGTCTCGCCATACATGGCGCCCGCGACGATATCCCAGTCCCCTTCGAGAAGCGCCCGCACCAGTAGCGGATCGCCCAGTCCCTGAAGCCGATCCTTGTAGTCTGGATCGTTCTCCTGCATCGAGGGATTGTCGGCCAGCTGGGCCGGGATGAAGGCCCGCAGCATGCCGCCTTCTTTCTTCGGGGCTTTGTGGATCCGGTAGGGGCCCGGCTCGACGAAAGTCCTCTTGACCCAG